CGATATTAAAGTGCAGCGGCAGACAGTCAAAAAGTCTAGTAGCTCCTGATCTTATCTTGGCCAAACCACGTCGTTCGTCTTTCAAATTCGAATAAGCGAGAATAAAAGGTTGTTCTCCTCGCAAAAGTTGTTCGTGCATTTCTTCCTGTTTCTTCATTAAATACGCATCCTTCGGAAACATCTCTAACGATTCTTCAGACAAGGGATCAGTACATCTAAATAAGTACCTCTTTCCTTGTGCACCTGGGGGCCGCCACCATTTAAAAGGTACGCCCGGACTCGTTTTCGGGTTCAGCCGGCTAAAACCAGCTCCTGGTATTCCATTTACAGCTTCATAAACCGACAAAATCCTCTTAGTCACACCCCGAGGGACATAACACAAAAGGGTAGTCAATATAAGTGAGGCAGCAATCTCAATGTTGTACTTTGAGAATGGTTTAGTTCGTTCTGAGAACTTCTTTGCTCCCTCATTGATAGGGGAATACCGTTGTTCACGCAAGGATTCATCCATGCGAGCGTCGTTGGGATGCAGAACAGAAGGTTCTGTGACATGTTCGACGACCATGTCAAATAGCGGACTAGGAACGAGATCGGTCTTAGATGATACTCGTTCAGCATACTTGCTATTAAGGTATGCTGCTTGCTTCACCGCCCCGACGGGTACGATGGTAGGATGTTCAGCGCTCTCCACTGTAAGTTCACTAAAGAGAGCATTTCCCATTTTCGGATGATTCGCAAACAATTCACCATCTTCAGGTGAGGCTGCACAATGCATCTCCGACTCTAAGGGAAACTTCTCCAGAATATTAGCTGTAAGCCACTCCATAGTTATGATCGCTCCGAAACTTTGCTCTAAATCGGGCAATCCTGCAACGTGCATACCCATTATACAGCCTTTGGAAAATTTATTCATGCATGCTACAACAGCACCACACATGCCTTTCTCCGAAACCATATTGTAGGCCCACGATTGAGGATTGTGATAAGTTTCTGTCTCATCACCATATTCCACCAAAATATCGTTCCTGCGCACAGTCACGAGTTTCTCAGTGAAAACACCATTCAAAGAGCGAGAATTCACTACACCTAAGGTTGAAGTGAGCAAGGGCAAGTCATCGTCACGGATAAAATGTTCCATGATATTAGGGAAAGACTCAGCCCTAGCTCCAAGATTTACAAGACACACGTCACGCGATGGACATGCTTGTGTTGAATCACATCGTCGAATTTCGACACCCATTCTGCCTTTATGTGCAGTAATGCCGTTTCTCGAGTGGATGTAAAACTCAGTCTCGTCTCCATGGTCCAAATCATGAAAGAAATGGTAGGGAAGGAGGAGAATCTTTCCCATCACGCCAAATCCCTGCAAAGTGCAGTTTTGGCCGTCCTTACGGACACGTTGACACGATACTAGTGATCGTGACTGAATCTTATGAGTGATGACTTCTCGCGTACGATTGTCAGAACACCCTTCCATTTCAGCCACTTGCACTACCTCACGAATCTTCTTGTGAGCTTTAATCTCGAAGGCATCAATCACTTCTTGCGAAATGTTAGCTTCCTTCAAACACTTGATATAAATGTCAAC